ATGGAGGTTAGCCCTGAAGAAAGAGCACGACAAGTGCTGATGCTCCGTGATCCGAAGTTCTATCTCGAGAGTTTTTGTAAGATTAAAGGGAAAACACCTGGTCTTATTCCGTTTATCCTGACTAACGCGCAGAAAGATTTTTTAAATACATTACGGAAACACAATCGTGTCATGGCGCTTAAGTGTCGTCAGCTTGGATTTTCAACTTTGATTGCTGCCTATTTGTATCACAAGACTATTACTAACCCAGGTACAACAACCGCCCTCGTTGCGCACAAGGCTGATGTAGCTGCTGAATTCTTGGATAAGGTTAAAACATTCTGGCGTACTACACCTGAAGCGTTGCGGCCCGCAATTCATTACAACTCAAAGTATGAAATTTCATTCCCTGCGCTTGATTCAAAGATTATGGTTATGTCGGGAGACAACGTAGGTCGTGGTTTTACCATTCATAACGCTCACCTTTCTGAAATGGCGATGTGGGAAAAGCCAGAAGAAATGATGAATGCGATCGAAAACGCCGTACCGGTCAACGGGCAAATTATCATTGAGTCAACTCCGATGGGTGTAGGTAACTTGTACCACCGCATGTGGGCGAACAAGGACAACGGATACGAAAAGAGAGAGTATGGATGGTGGTGGCATTATTCTGAAGAGGAGATTGAGTTGATTAGAAAGCGTATTGGCGATCCTCTTCGTTTTGCTCAAGAATACGAATTAGAGTTCTTGGCTTCTGGGCGTCAGGTGTTTAATCCACATCTTATTCGCCGTCTCCAGGGAGGAATTCTTAAGTCGGGAGACAAAACTAAACTTGAAAGCGGGGAAGAGTTTACTGTGTACCAAAGAGAAGATGGTCTGCGTATATACAAGCCAGTAGAGCCTGACCATTTATATGTAGTAGGGGTAGACGTTGCTGAGGGAGTGGCTGGAGGAGACTATTCCACAGCTATTATCTACGATCGGCGCACAGGTGAAGAAGTCGCGTTTTATCGAGGTCACATTGCTGCCGATAAGTTTGGTTTACTGCTCGATACTTGGGGAAGAATGTATAACGAGGCTCTGATGGTTGTGGAAATTAACAACCATGGTCTTACTACAGTTACAGCCCTGAAGAATGCGCTGTACCCAACAATGTACTTCCGACCAGCTCAATTTGACCGTATTGGAACAAAATGGAGTGATCGCTTAGGGTGGAAAACCACAAAAGTTACACGACCACTCATGATCGACGACTTAAATGACGCCTTGCGTGAAGGTTCTATATTGTTGCACTCAGAAGAAATCATGGAAGAGATGATTACGTTTATTTTTGACTCTGGTAATAATATGGTGTCAATGAGCGGCTTTCATGACGACGGCATCTTTGCTGCAGCCATTGGTTTTCAAGGCTTCAAAGTTATGTACGAAGGCAAGCTAGATCAACTTAATTACGAGGATCATTTACCCGTTACAAGCCCTTATTAGCTGGGACTGTGTTAGCATAAAACAATTATTATGGCAGCTCGTCGCAAAAGTCAGACCTATATCTCACAAGATTACGGCAAAAAAGAACAAGAACTCCATGCGCTTTTTCAGTTGCAGATGGAGGATGCGCGTCGTTATTTCTTGAATGTCACAAAGCCCCGTCTCGATCGGGCTTATAAGTTGTACATTGCGTATACTGGTGATCGAAAAAAAGAAATCAAATCATGGCAAGCAAACATTTTCGTGCCATATGTGCAGGCGGTAGTTGAAACATTGATGCCTCGTATTCTTGATGCCCGCCCTGAATTCGGTGTTATTGGGCGAACTGAAGACGATCATCTAAAATCAGCAAAGCAACAAAAGCTTGCCGACTATTTCTGGGAGGTTGCGCAAATGGATCGGACCTCAGAAGACTTCACTCGGTCGACACTTATTTACGGTACTGGTTACCTGCAAGTGTCATGGAAGAAGGATGTTCGTAAGTTAAAGTTTTTGAAGACCAAGGATGTCGCCAAGAAGAAGTTTGAGTGGAAAGAAGAAGAACGTGTATTTTATGACGCGCCATTTTGTGAGTGGGTTGATAACTATTCTTTATGGTACGACTGGCACAATACTGATAGAAAAAGTAAGCAGTATTGGTTCAAGCGTTTAGTGCTTACCAAGGCAGAAATTGAACGACGCTATCCTAACGCAGATAAGCATCGACTTGAGCAAGCATACAATTCCGGCAACGGCGATTTAACTGATTATGCTTCTATTCGCACATTGGTTAAAACAACTCATGAAAAAATTGTGCATGGGGCACCACAAACGCCTGGCTACACTGATGAGCGTTACAACAATGCATCACAAGCACAGATGGAGTTGTATGAAGTATTTGAGTGGTGGCGACCATTTGATGATGAATATGCTGTGATGGTTGGTGCTGGATGGGTTCCGATTCTTCCTGGTGGTTCAATGCCAATTCCATATGACTTTAAGGAGGCGCCTTTTATTGAAGCGACATACTTGAAGGTTCCTGGTGAGTTTGAGGGATATGGCCTACCAATGATTTTGGAAAATCCACAAATCATGCTTAACCTCATCAAGAACCAACGACTTGATGCGGCAACGTTGAACATTCATAAGATGTGGATTGTTAACCCGCTTGCAAACATCAACAAGAATGAATTGGTGACGCGTCCTTTCGGTATCATTTACTCAATCGATCCGCAAGGTGTTCGTGAAGTGCAATTTTCTGATGTTAAGTCTTCAGCGTATCAGGAGGAAGACATGCTTAAGAGCGACATGCGTTACTCTTCTGGTGTTGACGACTTCTCTATGGGGGTAGGTGGAGCCGCAGCGTCAGCGACAGAAGTACGACACCTTCGTGAATCAACATTAGAGCGTGTGCGTCTATTCGTTAACCACTTAGGTGACGCGTATTCTGACGTGCTTCGTTACTGGATGGATATGTCTCGTCAGCTGATGACAAAGTCAATGACTATTCGTATTGTTGGTGATAACGGAGATGTTCAATTCCCTCTTATCGAAAAGGACGATTTGATGGGGCTCTTTGATTATCGAGCAAAAGTGTTGCCGTCTATTGCTGGTATGCAAGATGTCAGCAAGAAGCAAGCAATGGATCTATTCCAACTTGTGTCGCAAATTGATCCACAGGCAAGTGGTGTTGATATTAAGAAGCTACTCGCTAAAGTACTTGGTGAATGGGATTGGTCACTTGATTCAATTTCAAGCACCGAAGAAGATCAGGCTCCAATGCCTGAAGATGGTATGGACCCTGCAATGATGGCTGCTATGGGTATGCAGGGCGGTACTGATCCAAATGCGATGCCACCAGAGATGGCGGGCATGATGGGAGAACCACAACCCCCAATGGGTGCTGATGAGCAGTCAATGTCTCGTGTCTTGTCATTATTGCGCTCACCAGGTGAATTGGAGCCATCACCTGGAGCTCCAGTAAATCTATTAGAAACACAAGGTCCACCTCCAACTCCCGCTGGTGCACCAACAGGCATGGGCGGTCCAGGTCCTGCACGGCCTTGGATGAAGGGACCAAACCCGCGAGGGTTTAATCGCACAGGGCGAGTAAATACAAACATCTCACGAGGCAATAATGCATCGCCAGAAAGTTCAATTCTTAATAGGACTTTCAATATCCAGCGTTAATTAAAACATTATGGAAGAAAATCAATCACCAGTATATTTCACAAAAGAAATTGATGAGCAGGTACGCAACATGACGGACGAAGATATGTTCAAGTTGCTTTATAATCTTGAACAAAGTGAGTTTTGGATTGCAATATTGCGTTACAACCAAATTCGGTCTTCGTACACTCAGTCGGTTGTTTTATCTGCTGACCCGGTTAAAGACCCAACCCTTATTGCTCGTAACCAGGGTATTATGCTCGGTCTAGCAGACTTGCAAAACGCGGTCATTATGTTGTGGCAGGAAAAGCAAAAAGCCCAACAAAGCGCTGAGCAAAATAGTACTGATGTAGAATAGTTTTGTTAATTAAGTAATTTATCGTTTATGTTGTCATCAATGCCAGGAAGAGGTCTCGGGATGGCGGCCAAGCGCATTGGCGAGGCAGCTAAAGGCGCAATGAAAAAGGCCAACCCAAAGATGGATGTTATTAAGTCACGCATGGATAAAATGAAGTCTGCTAAGCCAGCAATGCGTGCAGCAGCTGCTGCGGCCAATCCAGCAATGGGGGCAGCTATGGCTGGTCGAGGCGCGGCTTCTATGGTTGCTAAAAAAATGAAGGGCCGAATGGGCAAATAGCGTATGGAGAAGAAACAGATGCTTAAAAAAATGCTTCCGCGCCCAACTAAGATGAAGTCTTTGCCGGGTGAAAAACTTAAGAAGCAGATGCCGTTGCCTAACAAGGATCGCAAGATGCCTATCCTAAAGGACAAGCTGCAAAAAGTAAAAGAACCCGCATGGAAGAAAAAAGATTATAAGCCAGGTAGCATCATGCGAGGCTACACTAAATACGCATAATTATGTCAATGAACGCAATTGATCAAGATCTTGCTTCAGCATATGAGCGACATGGTGGTCGGCTAAAAGCCTGGAAGCATCTCGGTAAAAAGACAGCTGGATCTGTAAAGGATGCTGTTAAGAAAGGAGGCAAAGCTGTTGGAAATTACTTTACAGAGAAGCTTAAAGGGAAAAAGCAAGCAGATCGTAAACAAATTAAACTTACGGCTGACGTCATAAAAGATCCAATCAATATCACAACGGCGTCTTCAACAAGAACAAAAAAATAGCATGGAACAGTATTCAAGCCCTCGCACTACAGCTGATTCAAAAGCTGAAGGTCGGATGAAAGATGATGTGACCACAAAGAAAAGCATCATCAAAAAATGCATGAAGCGTAAGAAGTCCCGCTAGTCGGGGCTTTTTACTTGACATCGTGAAAAAGTACTCTGTTATTATTTACACGATGAATGAAGATGAAAACAAAAAAGTTGATGATGTGATGAAGGCAATTCAACTTGCTGCATCTGGTTCATTGCAAAAAGAAAATAATGGAGTCGACCTTCTTTCGATTGTGAAAAAAGTTTCTCGTAACCGAAGGAAGGGTGAATCCCTTGAGTAGAACATAATTGTTCACTTTATTAATTAAATTATGAATTTTATGTCGAATGCCAATAATGGCGAGTCCGGAGTTCCGGGTAGCTTGCCAACCGATCCAGTTTCGCAGACACCCGCTGGGGAGTCGGGACAACAAGGGCAGGGTTTTGATTATGAGGCTGCCTACAAAGAACTTGAAAGTAAGTTTGGTGCGCAGGGGCAAGAGTTGGGTGAATACCGAACCTTTGTCAATCAGATTACACCACTACTTGAAAAGTTAGACGCTAATCCAGACCTGGTACGCGCTATTGTAGATGGAAAGATTGACGAATCTCTCGTCAAAGCCGTTCTTGAAGGGAAGGTCTCCCAAGAGGACGCGCAAGTTGTTACTCAAGCTAGTCAGCAAGTCGCCAATGAAGTTGGCAACAAAAATATGTCAAACATGACTCCAGACCAAATCGAGGCGCTCATCAACGCGAAAGCTAACGAGATTCGCCAAGAAATGGAGCAAAAGGCAGAGCTGCAGAGCTTCGAACAACGAACCCAGGCTTTCATCGAGTCGACCCCAGACTTCGTTGAATACGCTGAAGAGATTGATAAATGGCTTGATACACATAATATTGCTGACATTGAAGTCGCCTATTATGCGGTAAAAGGTCAAATGTCAAGCTCACAAGCACAAAAAGCAGCTGAAGAAGCTGCTGCTGAGAGACAAAAAGAAATGATTTTGAATGCCGGAGGTGGAACTGGTTTTGCGACCACTGCACCAGATGGCACTCCACTCATTGACAAACTTGTCGGGGGGCCAGCGAATCCATTGTTTTAGTTAACAATTTATTCGTTATTCTTAATTATTATTTATGCCGCAATTCCCTTATTACAACGAGCCAACTCACGATCAGGGTGTTGTAACCTCTACAGCTGGAAACGCTGCACGTACAACCGCCACCTCGGCTGCTGAGCAACGTCTCGTAGTTGATGCTGTCGACAAGGTCTTCCTTCTAGAACCAAATAAGCACCCTCTGGTTACAATCATGAACCAGGTACAAGCTTCTGATGGTGCCTACAAGGGATCAAAGATCATGAAGGCTTCAACTGGTAACCCAGAATTCAAGTGGTTCGAAGATGTTTACGGAGGACGCTACGCGCGTGCTTCAGCAGCTTCTTCAAACACAGAACTTCACGTTACTGGTGCTGGTGCTGCTCCAGCTCAAATCTTTACAGTTGGTGACATTGTAAAGAACGCCCGAACGGGTGAAAACATGCTTGTCACTGTTGTTGCTACTGGTGGTGACAATACAGAGCTTACAGTAACTCGTGGCTTTGGTTCAACTCCAAGTACACCAATTGTTGCAGGCGATGGTCTCTTCATCGTTGGTAACGCCAATGAAGAAAACGCCGGAGCTCGTAACGTAAACACTACACGTTCAGTTGCGCAGACAAACTACACTCAGATCTTCAAGACAACTATTGCTCTTTCAGGAACTGAAGATGCTGCAAAGCTGTACGGTGGTCGTGACCTTCCTTACCTCCGAGCAAAGAAGGCAACTGAGCACGCTCTTGATATCGAACGAGCTTTCTGGTTCGGTGAAAAGAACTCAGACGCTAACGGAACTCAAGGACACCCTCGTCGAACAACTGGTGGTGTACTTGAATTCATTGAAGGTGGAAACTCATACATCCAAAACCAAGGAGGATCTCTTACTGCTCCAGACTTGAACACTTTCCTACGAGAAGGCTTCACTTACGGAAACAGCACAAAGATGCTCTTCGCTGGTGGTCTGCTTCTACAAGCAATTAACGAAATTGCTCGTGGTCAAATCCAGACAAATGTAGGAGACACAATGTACGGTATCAAGATTTCAAAATGGATGACTGCATTCGGTGAAATCAACATCGTACACAACCCACTCTTCATCGAAGAGTATGCCGGATACGGATTCCTTCTTGACATGGAATGCTTCCGTTACCGATACATGGAAGGACGTGACACTAAGCTCATGACTAACATTCAAGCTCCCGACGTTGACGGTATTGTTGATCAGTACCTAACCGAAGCTGGTCTTGAACGAAAGCAGGCTCCACGTCAC